TTTGACTCTCATTACGCGATCAGGCGTCCCTTCGGGGGCGTCTTTTCGTATAAATATAGAGTCCGCTCGCGTGTATTCTGAAAGAGGTAATCATGAAAAAGAAAACACTGCCCCTCGCCGAAGTGATCTGGTATGATGCAGAGGAAGAAGGGGATCCGGGATGGAACGATTTCAAAAAGATGAAGACCTATGCCAAGAAGGCATGCCCTCTGATGAGATCAATAGGGTATGTGGTGTACGAGAGTGATTCGCATATCGCAATGGTGAGTACGTTAGCCGAAGATTCCTCGGTATGCTCAACCTGCGAGAAGATACCGAAGGGGATGGTCGTGAGCATCACCCTTTTATCACGCGAATCAACGGACGGTATGCCACGCATAACCCCATAAAATAACCCTTTTTTTATACCCCCATTTTCAAAACGAAGGATTCTAAATGGCAGCAAATAACATCCTAATCGCTATCCTACTTTCATTGGTTACTCCCCTATACGCAGATGGTAAACCATCCGACCCTGATGCAGTTGCTATGTGGGTAGATGACCTTGGTCGCCTTACCCCCTTTGGTCGTACCTTTGATGTGTACATTCAAACGGGCTTTGATCCAGAGTTTTCTTATCCGAATGGTGATCCTCGTCGCCCCTATATGATTGGTTCTACCCGTGGTAATGAATCGCCTTCTCGTTCCTTTGGTTGGGCGATTGAAGGTGAGATGTTCAAGAATCGCAGACCTGATCATCTTTATCCTTGGTTGGAAAACTGCCAAGAATGTATTGACTACTGGACGATTGACACTGGTATTGTCTGTCCTGATCCCGGTGCTTACTGGGAATGTATCCAGTCTAATCCCTACCAGCGATGGATGTATCTCGGTGCAAACTTCACTCCCGTCAACTGGGTGTTTGAGGGACCGCAGGGTTGTTGCCCACGAACGGCTGATCTAGTAGATCTTGAGTACGCATGGTGTGACTCATGGATTCTACATGGTCCGCTCGGTAAGAAGTACGGCAACTCACAACAATACAAGTACCCGCAGGTGCAACAGCAACACAAGGATCTGATGGATTCCCCCGTGTTGAAGTTCTGGGAGCCTTTCCCTGTAGGTCAGATTCCATCTCAAGTGTGTTGCTCTTCCCCATCGCAGAATGACTACGGTGATCTGATTCGGTGGAACGCTGATGTTGACTGGATGAGTGAGAAGCATCCCGGCTCTTTTCACATTGCAAGGTTTACTGGTCCAGACTACTTCTCTTCGGGTGGTGTGGTTCGCTTTGCCTGTGGCAACGATCATCCCTGTGATCCATCACCCTATTCCGTGAACTACTACGCTGACAACTCCTGCCCTTCTGATCTAAACGAAGATGGTACAGTCGGCTTCGAGGATATTCTACAGGTCTTGAGTGATGTCGCTGGATACAAGTATCATCCACAAACCAATAATGGCTTCAACGCAATTGTCAAGGTATTGTCGGAATGGGGAGCGTGTATTCCTAAATAAGTTGTATTGCTTGATCGCGTCAGTATGGATGACTCATGCTAACATCACATAGGAGGGAATATGGCAGACCAGCAAGGTTGTCCACGCTGTAAAGATTATGAGTCAATCAAAGATCAGTTAGAGAACACCAAGTCTCAACGTGACAAAGAAGTCAAAGATAAACTAAAGTCCTGCGAAGATCATACCAAGCATCTTCAAAAGAAATTGCTTACCGTAGGTGCGGCTGCTGTGATCGGCGGCACTATCCTCGGTAAAGACTTTGTTGATAAGATCGCAGAGTATATCAATAGTTTCAATAAGGTGAAGGATAACGCAACCAAGTTGATCGGTGCTGCACCTTCTACCGAAACCGCTACTCAGCCGGTCGTACAGGCAAAGGCTGAGGACGAGGAGAAGGACGAGAAGAAAGAGGATAAACGTGACGATCCGTGGAGTCTAACTCCTCCGTCTATCGCGTCTACAGGTATGGATGAACTCCTGACTGCTACCCTTGTGGGTGGTCTTGGATCGTACTCGTCTCTTGACATGCTACTCACCGAACCACTCACACCATCGAGTCTATCCGAAGAGATTGATCTGGTCTCGTCTGACTTCGATATGGGTACGATGTTCATGGAAGTGCCATCGATTCTCACCATTGATCTTCCTCAACCGAAGGCTTTCTCAGAGATTCCTCAGAGTGTGGTGGTTCCTGCTCCCGGCTTTCTTGGATTCATTCCTGTGATCTTCTTCATGGGTGGTAGGAGACGCCGGCGATGAGATACGCATTTCTCTTTCTACTGATGATGGGATGTAGCAGTATACCCGAAAAAAAACCTACGACTTACACCGTAGGTTTGGGGGCGGGGGATCTGTTGGGTGTTCTCACTTACTACGATCTTCTCCAAGAATCATCATCTTCAATTGAGAGCCAATAATATTCGCTCTTGTGAGATTGTCTGGTTTGATCAGCGAGGCAAAAGCAGGAACACTCAAGAGTGCAAGCATGAGATCGGCATTTGTCTTTTTCTTGGTTCTCTGAACTGCTTTCACAATCGCATTGTTCTTTGCGAGTGATCGAAGGTTGAATGCTTCGTTCATCTTCTCAGTCTTCTTCTTCATCTTCTCGATGTAACGGCGATAGACCGCTGCTTCGGCGTTCTTCTTCATCACCTTCGCACGCTGCTCCATCGCAATTGCAGCCTGAATCTTGTGTGCGTGGGATCGGTCGGATGATTCGATCTTGCGTACCGATGCTTCTGCTGTCTCTACGTCCTTGAATCCTAGACCGTGAATGGTTCCTCTTGGATCCTCGTCTGTGTATAGGTCGCTGTGGGTATCGGGGTCTTGGTTCTTGCGAGTCTTGGGTACACGCTTACTCTCGATGAACTCACGGAACATAGCCATTGTGCGACCGATCTCGGTCTGCTTTGCACCTCTAGGTCTACCCTTGAGCAAGTTAGCGACTTCGCTTCGATCCACCTGACCATAGTATTTTACACGCGGCTGTACATCTGGTCGATCGTATGGCTCGTACACTTCAAGACCAACCTCTTTTGTTCCAGAACCGCCGAAACCAATGACACCTTCATCCTCCATGATGTTGAGGATTACGCTGATTTCTTTATCATTCAGTTTCTTGATTCCGGCGATTGAACCAAACGTCCCACCGACAACGCGATACCAACCTTTTTTCATCGCAAGTAATTCAACACCACGTTCGATGTCCATACGACCTGATAGCATATCTTCATATGCTTGTTTTGCCTCTTTCGCGGGATCTGGTGCATCCATCGCATCGAACTTTGTTTCGAGGTAGTCTAAAATCTGCTTCTTGTTGAGTCCGTAGTCCCGAGGCTTTCTAATAATAAACTCAACGTGATAGGGTCGCATACGCTCGGTGATATATGACTTCTTAGTCTTGGGGTTGATCCAACCTTTGGTGGTGCTTGCACTCTCCGAAATGTCCCGAGTATTCCTATCCTTTTCGATCTGCTTTTCAGACTTGTCAATTACGGTCTCTACGTCCTCGTCTTCCCACCCCTCGATAGGTTTAGTCGGATCTCCAGTGACCCACTCCCCGTCATCCTCTTTATCAGCGAGCATGGCGGGGTAATACTTGAGAACGCCGAAATTGTATTCTTTGAATGTCTTCATCAGTACATGATCTTCTTGTTCGGTGTTTGGAAGTTCTTCTTACGCATGATAGTCTTCGCTCTCACTTCATAGTCACCACCAGGCTTTACGTCGATCACAACAGGCAGATTTAGATCTTTCTGCAAATCAAGCAAAACTGCTTGACCTTCACCATGACCCTTGATTCGTTTACCGCCGAGTTTGCCCATCTTCTTGAAGAGTTGTTGCAACTCACTAATCTTGATACATGGTCTGTTTCGATCATCACCCATGCGGTCGCGGAAGTGCTTTGTAAACCCTACGTCTACCCCAAACTTATTGAGCAGGCGATCAGCGAAGATCTCTAGATCTTTGATCTGCTTTGGGGAGTAATCTCGACACTCCTCCTCTGAGATATAACGAGAGAATGATTTCATTTCTTCTTGATGCTCTTGAGAACAGTTCCCATATCCCCGAGAGCCAGAGAAACGGAACCGTTACGGTTGTACAGTGTGTACTTGACACCACGCATGTTGTCGGGACTCTTCATGATGATACGTCCGACCTTTGCTCTACCCACAACACGATGACCGCTGGTAACAACAAGAGTGACTTTGTGACCCTTACGAATGCCTGAGTCAAACTCTACGTCAACCTTATCACCCTTCTTCAGTTTCTCATAGACCTTGAGGAATTCAGGGTTGGGTGCTTCTTTGAGTGCCATCGCTGCAACCGAGGGAAGAGCCTTATCCAACGCTCTCTCCAAGTCTTTGTCTTTGAACTTGTGAACATTGCGAACGTCTGCCATGTAGTCGCCGTATCCCGAGAGATCCATCTTGTTTAGTTGCTTTGCAAGAATCTCTTTTTGCTTTTTGTTCATTTTCTTGACGGTGTTCTGCATCCTGCCTTCATCCAGTTGCACATCTTCTTTCATAGCATGACTAAACTCAGCACCGCGAGTCTTCTTGATAAACTCTGCCACCTTCTTGCGTTCAGCAGCATCGTGCTTTTTTGCGTCGAAGGTGAAAGTTGCTTTTCCTTCTTTTTCAAACTCTGACTCTTTGTAACCATCAAGAGATGCAATCATTGCTTCAAGTTTTCTGTAACCTGCTCTGTCTGTTTTGACATGTACGGTGTGTTGAGTTGCTTCGTCGAGTTGCACATCTTCCTTGATGTCGCTCTTATGCTTAGTGGTGAATTGTTCTTTAGACTCTTCACTATCGAACACCATTGCAAAAACACCAGCCATGATCTCGGTGCTATCGAGCAGACCTTCTGCATCGGAGATCGCAGACTGAGCCGCTTCATCGGATACAAATTGCTTGACGGTTACATATTTACCATCTTCGAGTTCAACGGACTCTTTGATATCACGAATCATAAACTTTCTCGGCTGAGGTTGCTTTTGCAGATATCGTTTTGCGTCAGCAACAGTCGTGGGACCATACACAGAGTCACCTGTTTTGCGGTCGATCACATGAGTCATCTTCTTTTCTGGGATGAACTTGCTAAATCGTTTCATTAGTTGTCTACCTTTGCTCCGCGGCGCCACTGGTAGCATGACCAATAACGTGCTTTAGTTTTTGGACCGGGGTTGTCGCAGTTGTGTCTTGCACGGAAGTTCTTGATACGTTTGGGATCATCTCGCTTGATCTCCATGTTGGGATCACCGAAGCGAACGACCTTGACCTTATCACCGTCCTGTACATACACTTTGAATTTCTTGGTGGGGACTTCGCTGGTACGGATAGGATCATTGAGTTTGACCTTCTTACCCTGATACTCGGCTTCCATGATTACATGGTCGCCGCAACCACAGTCTTCTTCCATTCTTTTCTTCTTGCCATCACAATGTGCTTTTTGACTGAACCCCTTTGGGTTGTTGCAATCGATACTATCCTTGTATTTGTCAGACCAATCCTCGTTTGCCTTAGTCTTGACGAGAGTAGGTGCTTGCCCTTTCTTTTGTTCTCCGCCCTTCTTCGCGTCTCCCGCCTTCTTCTGTGCGGCACGCTTGCGTCGAACGAAAGATGCAATACCTTCCTTACCGAGTTTCTGTGCTTTTTCTTTGGATAGACACGCGGCGTAAGCAGTACCATCATCTGCACCACCACATTTTCCTACACGTTCGCCTTTAGAGTTGTAGCGATCCCAGCCTCCTCCGCCAGCACCGCCTTCTCCACCCTTGCCGAACCATTTTCGCAAATCTTCTGCGATGTAGTTTTTGAATCGTTTCACGGGGTAGTCTCCTTACCCATATGTATAAATAAAGGCGAGACACAACCAAAGCCATTGGAGGAAATGGATGAAGAGAGATGTCTTGCTCTTGAATCAAAGCGAAGAAGTACTTCAAATTATTTCTTGGAAGCGAGCAGTTCGTCTGCTACAATCGGGTCGTGCAACCAAGCCTTACAAATACAACAAATCATATCAGATCAGGACAGTCAAAGGGGTATACGACTTACCCGCTGCGATTGTCCTTCTTGATTATGTGCTTCTACCATCTGACAATTTCAAACCAACCAGAAGAAATGTATTCAAGCGGGATAAATGGACTTGCCAGTATTGCGGGTTTCGATCACACGACCCTGCAAAATTGACAGTCGATCATGTTCATCCTCGTTGCAGAGGTGGGGATTCCTCATGGACTAATCTAGTAACTGCGTGTCCCACCTGCAATCAGAAGAAAGCAAATCACTCTCTGCGTGAATGTGGTATGACTCTCGATGACAAACCAAAGAAACCAAACTTCTACGCTATGAGATTAGTGGGGTTGGACGAGACCGGGAAAGAAATGTGGAGTCGGTGGATCAAGGGCATACATATTGAGTAAAGGAGTTTGATATGCCAACTTATGAATTTAGATGTGATGATTGTGACGTATTCTTTGAGGAATATCTAAGCATTTCCAATAGGGACAAACCTCTGAAATGTCCATGTCCGAAATGCCAAAGTATGGGTGTGAAAAGAGCATTCGAGTCGTTTCCTACCGTGGGATATGATACAACACTCAAACCAACAGGCGAATTCAAGGAAATCATTGATACAATCAAAAACAATGGTCAAGTACCAAAGAGATTTCATGATAGACTTGAGGCTTCAAAGGACATGCATGGTGGTAGACTTGGTTCTAAATCAACATCTGCTACCGAAACGGAAAACACCAAAAAGAAAACAGGACTTTACGAACAGGGTGAATGATGAGCGAACCAGATAACTTCCAACAAAATATCCCCGAAGAGTATCTCAATAATGAGTTTGACTTCGGATTTACCGCAACCGACGACGAGGGTCTGAAGGAACTAATGGATCTTGATGCGGCGCAAACCACGCCGGATGAGATCGACGACATTCAGAGAAAACTCGACGCAATCCTTGAGATGAACTCCACCTGCGAGGGTGCAGGTCAGGTGCAAAAACAGTACGATGAACTGCTCAAGGCTAAACTTGTCGAAGTCGAACGTGCAGTCATCCCACTTCTACTAAACCTCAAGAAAAACGCAGGAAAAGACTACATCTACTGGCCAGGAAAGCAGCGTGAAACGCAGTGCGACCTACAGATGCAGAAGATCTTGCACATCACAAGACCATGAGATCATTCGGCGAATATGATATCGATCATGTAATCTATGGTCATCCCACAGAGCGGGATGCAAAGATTATGCGTGCAGATACACCGGACTTTTCTCTTGATCCAAAGAAGGTCGAGATTGATCCTCCATTTGATAACTCCTCCCCCGAGACGAAATCAGAACTAGAAGAAATTCGTCGGGTGATGGATTCAACCAGCACACTAAACTTCCGTAGATTTGATGAACTGTTCACGGATGATTTCCAGCAGTATTGCAGAGACTTCAAACTACCTATCTCGTACAAGAGACTCAAGGAACTGTCATATCAAGTGGCAGTTTTTGTACATACACTCAAGTATAAATTCAACCGACCTCGACCCGAACAAATCTCACCCTATCATCAGACAGGGATCACCCCATCCCCGACCCTATCAGGCAGAACACCTGCGTATCCCTCTGGTCACGCAGCACAGTCTAGATTTCTCGCAAGATACATAGGGCATCGCTTTCCTGATTATGCGGATGGTGCCATGAAACTTGCAGACATGGTAGCAGACTCCAGAGTAGAGGGTGGCGTACATTACCCATCAGACAACAAAGCAGGTCAGGAACTAGCAGACCTTCTCTTTCAGGATTACCTAAATAATCGTAAAGGAATCGCACAATGAACTTCAACGACTTCACTAAGAAACTAGACCCCGATTACATCCCATCGATTACCGAATCGATTGATCTGGACGAGAAGAACGTACCCACCAATCCTAAGTTGTGGTCACAGGCAAAGTCTCTCGCAAAGAAGAAGTTTGATGTATACCCCTCTGCCTATGCAAACGGATGGGCAGCAAAGTGGTACAAGAGCAAGGGTGGTAGTTGGAAGACCGAGAGCGTTGAAGTCGAAGAAAGCACACCCGAATATCGTGCGATGATGAAGAGATACAAGGGCAGTGATATGGAGAAGGTCTTTGACATTCTCAAACCTAAAGGATTCCGTGTTGGTGAACAAGATGACACTCTCGTTCGTAACATGCTCAAGAAGCATAAGAACGATGTCAAGAAGGCAGCCGCAGAGATCGAAAAGAGGTATTCTAATCGATTCGAGTCTGTTGAAATCGAAGAAAAACGAGACATGACTAAGGTAGTGGGACGTAAAGTTCCCGAGTTGAGCAGTGATGCGAGGGATGTTCTCGCACACGCAATCAATATGTCACGAAATGGTGTTCCGGGTTTGGACGTTCCACTCGCAACTGGAAAGAACGCAGGTAAATTCAACGATGGTATTCTTATTAGTGCTTTGACTTTCCTTCGTAATAACTCATCGAAGATGACTCCTATGGGTAAGAAATACGCAAAAGAAGTCATCAAGGTTTTGGGTGAGTCCGTTGAACTTGAAGAGAAGTTTGAGTTCCAATTCGCAGACAAGGAAACCGCACAGAAGTTCATGCGAGAGGTCATGCAGAAGAGGTTGGGAAACTCGACCGGAACCCGTGATGGTCAAGTGACCACTATGACAAACTCGGGTAGAGTCGGTGAGCCAACAATGACACACAAGGAAATGGCAAAGATCATGAAGAAGTACGGTGGTAAACTCACTAGAACAGATGAAGGACCACCGATGGCAAAGGTCTTTGAAGAGGTTGAACTTGAAGAGAAAGTTATGAAGGGAGAAACCGCACCCTTTGTTGTCAAGCAGAGAGACGGAAACTATATCACGACAACACAAGGAAAAAAAATCAAGTATGTTGGTCGTGAAGTATCCAAAGCAAAGCGATTCACCAAAAAGGACGCAGAATACTTCGCGGGCATGTCCCGAGGTAGTCAAGTAATTGAACTCGATGAGACCGTTGAAGGATTCGCAAGTGACGCACAACGCCGTGCTGCGTTCGCCAGCGGATACAAGGCAAAAGGTAAGAAGGGTAAGAAGGAAGAAGTCGAAATTGACGAAGCATCCGAAAAGCAAATGATGGATACGCTTCGTAAGGAGTATGGAAAACTAAGCAAGATTGATCCATCACAACCAACTTACAAGAAACTTACAGGCTTGCTAGATCGACTCGCAAAGAGCGATCCTAGACTACTCAAGAAGATCGCAGGTGCAAAGATCAAGTTTGTATCTCCCCTCGCAATGAATCGTGTAAATCGCATGAAGGAGAGTCGTGATGACTTTAGTTATCTCGACAGACAGGCTGCATCGCAAGATCGTGATTTCGCTGCAAAGAAGTTTATGGATGCATTGAAAAAGGCAGGAATCACTGCGAAGTATCATCGCAGTTTAGGAAAAGTGGAAGTTGAAAAAGGCGATTTGAGAAAAGCACAAGGTATCGGTAAGAGACTCAAAGTTGATAAAGAGGGTGTTCGTATCGATGGTACTTTGAATAAATCATACAAGGGTGTGTTCGATCAAAATACGAATGAACAGATTGATGAGATGTCAGCAAAAGCACACTACAACAAGATGGTGGCACAAGGCAAGGTTGGTGGTCAGGTAGTATCGCCGATTGATCGTAAGCGTTTCCCAAACCGTGAGCGAGAAGGACTCGAAGGACCGTACCGTGTCAAGAGGTCTGGATTGATCTACTACTATGACAAGAAGGCTGGCAAGTACTATGATCCTCAATCAGACATGTACCTACAGGTCCGTGATATCATGGAGGAGACTGAAGACCAGAAGCCATTGATCACATGGATGGATAAGTTTGAAAAGGCTTTGAAGTCGATGGGTTCGTCCTACGCTAAGGTCGATCCGGTCGAGGCTCTCAAGTTGTACTATCGTAAAATGGACCCCAAGGCGGCGGCTAAGAAACTCAAATAATAAAGGGCTCCTAAAGGAACCCTTATCATCTCTTTTGTTTTTCAACCAATACACAGTATTTAGAACTACAAAAGAACTCATAGCCAAAGAAAATGATGATTTTGTAATTGAAATTGAATTGAAAGGTGCTACACTATGAACATGGAATTTACCCACAAGGATCTCGGTACGCAGTTAGACAGCCTATCGTCCACCCAACGCGGATCACTTAGGCTTTACGAGACACCAACAGGTAAATTGCTGCCTAGTGTCACTACTGTTGTTGGATATGAAAAGAGCAGGTTCTTCGCAGAGTGGCGAAGAAAGAATCCTAAAGAGGCGAAACGGGTGACTGCTCGTGGAAATCGCCTACACACGCTTATTGAATACTACCTGAACAACGACTTCGATGCGGATGATCCAAAGTCGAAGCAGAAGATCCTTCCAACAGATCTAGAGTTGTTCGTGAACATGCGTCCACACCTAGACAACATCAATAACATTGTGGCACAAGAGGTTCCACTCTGGTCGGAGACTGTGGGTCTCGCGGGTCGTGTTGACTGCATTGCAGAGTATAATGGAAAACTCTCCGTAATTGACTTCAAGGGAAGCACCCGAGAAAAAAGGGAGAGTGATATTGATAATTATTTTGAACAAGCAACTGCATATGCTATTATGTTTGCAGAGCAGTCGGGAATCAATATAGATAATATCGTAATCATCATTGCAAGCGAGGATGGAACCACGCAGGTTTTCGAGAGAAATCCTATCAACTATGTAAAGTCTCTGCGTGAAAAGATCCTCTCATTCAAGGAAATCTATAAGCATGAATTTGAACATGATCGGGAGTTACCTAAAGGCGAAGTGGTCTAAAGGTCTAGGTAACAAGAAGACAGACGTAACCACAAAAGATATTAGACTCCTCGCCTGCTTCGGTGATGGAAAGGATATACCTGTTTGTCCCGGTCTTATGCCGAGTAAGGAACAAGCAGGTAAGTTCTATTGTGGTGAGTGTGGTTGTGGTGATCGTCGTGCAACGTGGTTGAACACCGACGAAAGAGAGTACGGTAAACTTGATCACCCCTACCTCAGTTGTCCTCGAAAGATGCCGGGGTTCAGTGATTACGAACCGTGGGTAGAGGGTGAGGATGATAGAAAGAAAACAATTGAACTATCTATCAGCATCAAGAATGTTGATCCCGACAAAATCAAACCTGTTCATCCTAATCTTCAGGAGGAAAAGGAAGAACCAAAGGTTGATGAAAACGGTAAAGAGGTCTGCAAGCCTTGTGAAGCGAAGGCGAAGTGGCTTCAGATTCAAGCAGATGTACACAACTATTACAAGACACAGGGTGAAACCATTCCTGACCAAATCAGAGTGAATTTGGAGTTGATGCGTAGAGAACTATTCAATATAGACGGACCTGTTCAACCAACAGCGTCTCCTGTAGAGGAGAAACCAAAGTGTGCTGCTTGTGAGAGAAGACGAAAAGAACTCATCGAGGCTAGAAAAGCCAAGAACGATCAGTCGTAGTTTATCACGATGTGTGGAGCAAATTTAGGTCTGTCTTGATTTGTAACTTTGGAGTTTTGTGTAGACGTAAGCAAAAGGGGTTCATTTCTAGTTTCTCTTGAGTGGAATCCTACCCAAGCCCTCTCTTTCGCTCGTACCCCGGCAAAACCTCGATTGTACACATAGTCACCCTCGACACAAATCATGATCCGAAGTATGCCTTGTTGCAAGTTATATGCTGCTTTGACTGCTTTGGTGATATCGATTTCTAGTCGTGAATTTGCCGTGATGTCTCTGTTAGTCAGATAGACTTGAGGATACATGTTGAAGTTGTTATCCCCACCGATGCCGACTAAGTTCATCAAAGTGGCTTCATAGTGACCACCGAAAGATGCACCTTGTGAAAAATCAAGAAAGTTACCTGAAGCAACAGTACCGGGATCAACACCGCTGGACTGGGCAAAGTCCTGTGCCATACCACCTGTTGCACCTAGTCCCTGCATGTTCCAAATTGCACCAGTGAAACCAACCTTATCGAAACCGGGAACCTTGATACCGATATCGGTTCCTACTTTTCCACCCTGACCCTGAATATTACCACCACCGGAATCAGGATCATCACCACCACTTAGTCCACCACCAACTCCAGATACCATCTCACACGCTCCGGTATATCTGTACTCATACCATGTTGATGTACCTGACCAGTGGTCTGCATCTCCCTGTGTAGTCCCTCCCGATACTGCACCACCAGTTTGACTGGCTGCACAATAAAAACTGTGTAGCCCTAGTGTGATACCTTCCACTCTTGCAAGATTTTTATGAGATGCGAAGGTAAGAGAAAGAACAGCATGATTCACGGACCTTGAGGTATACGCATCGCTATCTCTAAGATTGAACTCCAACAACGATCTCGATAGGTATTGGTTTCTTGCACCGGCACTATCCACCGAGACTGCTGGAGTGAGGAGTGGTGGCATAGTCCAAAACCCCTGCGTGTACCCACTCTTGATTAGATTATCATAAGTCCCTTCAGCATCAAACCCCACAATCAGTTTTGACTGGGCGGCGATGTTTCTGTTTGGGTTCTCTCTATTGATGCATGTATCTTTTACCGCAATAAGAACATCAGAACGAGAAAGATTGGGCTGTGCGCCACTTACACCCTCGTTCCCATGAAGCACTTGCTTGAGTGACTTATGGAGAGATGTTCTTGACATGAATTACGATCCCAGATACGAGATTGTTACGCTTGAGTTGTCACCTGCAACAGCAACCTTGTTTAGATTGTCAATTTCGATAAAGACTGACTCAAACTCTCGTAGTGGATACATGGATGCTGTATTACCAGCAGTGGCATACCCAACGTAGCAGAATGTGCCTGAACCTGATCCCACTGACCTCGCAAGGAATCTTGCTCCAGATGAAAGACCGTGATTGGATCCGAAACTACGAATCGTTCGTAGGTCACCTGATGTCAGACCAGATGTCATACCACCACCATCAGGAGGAGTCGCTAGAACAGGCATCGCTGTTGCACCCACACCCTGACCATGCACAAACAATCCACCTGTTACGGGGACTGCAACATTTGTCGCAACACCTGTAATCGCAACTTGACCTGTGACACCGATTGCAGTTGCACCGTTGAGACCTGTGATAACAACGGGTGTTCCGTTTGTTCTACCGTCTGCACCTACGTTACCTGTGATACCAACAAAACCCTTCGGTCCTGTTCCTGCGATAGTCACAGCGCCTCCGGCACCTGTAACGACTGCTACTTGACCAGTAACTCCGACTGCAACCGCACCGAGTGATCCTCCAACTGCGATTGCTGTAGCACCGGGAACTCCGTAGACAAACATTTGTCTGTATGTGTAGTTCGTGGTAATACCAGTGAACGCAATTTCACCTGTGAATGATAGAGGTGAGGACGAATCGATTTTCACATGCATCGAAGTGATACCAGATGCCGTTCCGTCTCCGGTCACCGCGTCTGAAATTTCTCTGATTCTATCGTATGCTTCAGACGCTCCGGTGGGGAAGGTCACTGGTAGGGGTTGTGATTGTGTAACGATGTCTAGTGTTTTGCCTGATCCATCATGAACACCGACAGCGATAACCTGAATGTGCTGAGTGCCACCGCCACTAGAGTCAAAACTAACACCAGTTGCTTGATTCTCGGTGATCGTTTTGATACTAGTAGATGTTCCTACTGGTACAGAAATATTGGGGTCTTGAGCCACGGAAGTCTCCTTGAATGAACTTTCTATGTATAAGTATGTATAAGCACTTGACTCTCTCTCGAAAAGGATTATACTTCTACTATGACTTTCAAATACGATGACAAACAAAAGTTCTCCACTAAGGTTGAGGATCATGTCCGAACCAACGGAGGCGGTTATATTGAGGCGGTGCTAGAAGTATGCGAAATAGAGAATATGGAACCGGAGGTCGGAGCGAAACTACTAACGCAGCCGATTTTAGAAAAGATCCAATCCGAGGGAAGAGACTACAATCTACTTCCCAAAGGGGGAAGTTTGCCGTTGTGAACGGATTCGATGTATACAAAACATACATCGCTCTCAAGTTGCATTTCACCAAACCTACCTATGACTTCTTCAAGTTCAACGGTAAGACGAGTGTGAAATCATCTTCGTTCATGAATCGTAAGGATCGGCACTTCTTCGACAAACTCGCAAAGAATCACCCCAAGGATTGTGTGGGTTTTCTGGTTGCCAACTTTGTGGAGCGTAATGACGTTTGGGTCGGTGAGGTTCTCGACACAGACGCAGAGGATGTATTCACAGCATGGAAGCGGCGATTTCAATCTCTAGGTAATGTGTACTCCGAGGATTGCTCTCGTATTTTCAATGAGGCTGACTTGAACCACATGTCATTCGATGATATCTTCAAGTTTCAAGATGGCAGACATCCTTTGATTATGCGGCTTCTTCTTCAGCGAACCATCACCATCGAGACATTTATCCTCATGAATAAACTACTTTCTTTCTTTGATTTGTTTGACAAAGAGATGGGTGATGATATAATGTGGAACGAACTAAGATTCAAATGTGAAAAGTACGCACCCTTCTTACCCAAAGGCGATTTAGCCAAGTATAGAAAAATCACTATGAAGGTAGCGTCAAAAAATGGACTTTATTCTTGACAACAGTGACGTTCGCATACATAATATACACAACGTATACGACGTACATTCCGAAAACCCCGAACACAAGGAGATACTACTATGGGATTTCAAGATCTAAAGCGTAAGTCAGGCAGCAATTTGGAGCGACTGTCTGAGGAACTCAACAAAATTTCAAAGGGTTCCGAATCCTACAAGGATGATCGCTTCTGGCGTCCAGAACTGGACAAATCAAGTAATGGGTATGCGGTAATTCGTTTCCTTCCTCCCGTGGAAGGTGAAGATGTCCCGTGGTCACGCCTGTTCTCACACGGTTTCCAAGG